CGAGTTGCCGTCCGATCCGGAAAATATGTCGGCCGATGAGGCAAATATAAGGTGATCGCCGGAGTCGGTCAGCGCCGACATGGCAAAGGGCGTTACGCCGGATTCGTAGTAAACGGCTGAGTTTGCGTTAGACATGGTATTGTGCTCCAGTTAGTCAATTCAGAGGGTGTAAGGGTCGCCAGTCAGTGTTGCATAGCTGACGATAAAAACGACGGATGTGGTTGTGTATTCGCTGCCGGATTCCGGGTATTCGGGTGTTGCTGACTGCCGGGTAATGTCGGTCGCCAAGCCGCCGAAGGTTTTATCGACCGTCGGGCCGATCATGGTGGTGATGATTTCCCCGATCAGCTCGTTTGCCGAAGTACTGGGGTTGTCGGTGCCGTGCTGCCAGATGCACTCCAAATTGATGGCAAAGCGGCTACGTTCGATGCCGTAGACGATTTCTTCGACTTGATCAGCGCCATCCCAGACCGAGATAAAGCGCTCTTTTGTCTCACCGACTGAGCGCTGTACGCGCTGGACCGGTAAATTTGATAATACAGCCGCGCGGTCGGTAAAGGCGGCAATGATCTGTTCTCTGATGGTCTCGCTCATGATTTTTTGAGGATGCAGGTGGCAAATTGGCCGTCGTTGTCGATGATGTCGTCAACGGTGTATTTGATGCCGTCGATGGTAAATTTTGAGCCGTTTTTCAGGCCGTGCGCATCTTGCAGCGCAACGCTGATTTGTTTGCGCTTGGCTGATATATGCGGCTCATTGGAAAAAACCGGTTCGACATCATCGTTAACCATCGCCTTTATTTCGACCGGACCGGACGGGGCGTGATAGGTCACGCTATCACCGAGGGCAGCGGTAAAGGTACTGGCGGGCATTAGGTCGGCGAAGTTCATGCCGTGATGACCAGCTCGTCAGTCGTGCTATCACTGGTCGTATTACCGGCGGCATCTGTCACCGCGGCGGTAACAGGGTAAGTACCGATTGCCAAGGCGTCACCGGACGGAATAACCAGCGTCCAGTCAGTGCCGGACAGCGTTAGATCGGCTCCGCCGGCGGTGTAAGCAACGCTATTGACTACGACAGTCAGCACCTCGCTGGCACCGACAGTAGCGGTGCCGGTAATGGTCGGCGTCGTATTAGAGGTAGTCAGAGCATTGACGGTTGGCGCTGCCGGTGCGGTCGTATCAAGCGTATAGGCTTGGCTGGTAACTGTGCCTTCATTGCCGGCCAAATCGACGACTTTTAGTTTCAGCGTATTGCTCGCCGTTAGTGTAACGGCCCAGGATAGGGATGTGTTAAATACGCTGTCGGTAATATCAGTCCAGGTTGCGCCATTATCCAGTGACCCGTAGGCGCGTTCTGTTGCCGACAGCGCCCCGCTGAGCGTTGCCGTAATGGTTTGCTCGGCGGTTTTGGTAATAAAATCGGTCGAGCTGGAGCCGGTGTCGACGGATAATGCCAACGCGCTGAAGGTGCTGGTCGGCGCAACGGTATCAACTGTTACATTTACCATTGACGAGGCGCTCAAAACAGCGTCAATACCGCCACTTGACAGTGTTGCCCCGTTAAGGTTGATTGTTGCCGCGACGGCGTCATTGTCGCCGGACTGCACGGTGTAATCGGCAAACACCCACTCTGTTGCGGTACTGCTAACCAGGGCTAACGAATGAGCAGTACCGCCGATGTCAATATCGAGTTTGACAGGGCCGCCGGTAACGGCGATGCCGTCGAGCAGCTGAGCCGAAAACGACAACACTTCGGCTGCTTTGTAATAGCCTGGAATAGGGCCATGAATGGCCGCAGGCACTGTCACTTGCTGTACGACTTGCGGATGCCGCCCGGTAAAAATAATGCTCCGGATTCCGCTACCGACCAGTCGTTTTGCCGGAAGCTTAAAATTAGTCACGCCGTCGCCCCCGTAAACATTGCCAATGACGGCAAACAGTTCGGCGTAGTCAGCTACCAATAACAGCTGTCCTTCGCAAACCGCCCAGCCGGTCGGCGCGGATGAGCTGCTATAATCGCTGATTTCGCCGATATTGGCACTAATAGCAATCTCTGCACCGCTCGAGTCCATAAAGCACCAGCCGCCGTTTTTAGGGTACAGAATGCTTCTATCGGCCGCCGGTGGCGTCGGCGTTCCGGATTCTTTTTTTGCGTTATAAATGCTCATAGGACGTACAAGACTCCATCATTGTTAATACTGCCCGAATTGTTAATCTGGGTTGCAATGATTAACTGATAGTGCTCGGGTATGGTTACGATTTCATCGGCGGCTATAGTGTCGCAAACCATCGGCCACTTGGACGTCGGAGCGTCAATCGTATCGCCGGACGGTAGTTGCTGTACCTGACCATCGATAACGACAAGTGGCTTTCTGACTGGCATTTTTTACGACAGCAATACGCCGCCGCGGTCGGTGTCGATTTCAAGCTCCGTCGTCGACAACGCCAAGCCGACTTTCATCACGTATTGCCCGGCTCCGGTCGGCGCAGTTGTCGTTAATTGCCCAGCTGTCGTCGACAAAAAGTAAGTCGAGCCTGCCGTCAAACCACCCGTGCCGCCGGTGACTGCGTCCCATTCGGTGGTCGTCGCGACAATCACCCCATCTGTCTGGATAAATCCGGAACCTGCTGCTGCAATTGATGCATCTTTAACTAAACCCAGGACCTTGCAGGTTCCAGCCGCACCGGCTCCGGCTTTATTGACGCTACCTGACGCCGATACATAAACAGGTGTGCCGATGACTAGCGATCCGGCATTGGCATTGGTCATCGATACGACATCGACCTCTGAGGCCGCCGCCGCTATTGTGTCGCCCGATGGGAGTTGTTGAACTTGACCATTAATGATTACAAGAGGTTTTTGTGCCGCCATGATAGTGTTCCTTATTCAGATTTTTGGTTGGGTTTAGTTGGTAGTTCCTGTTTTTCGATAACTGCTGTTTTTTCATCGGCAGCGATAACAGGATCTGGTTTTATTTCCAGCGCTTGAGTATGAGCCGGCTTATTTCTTAGATCGTTAGGCGGCTGCTTATAGACGCCTTTTCTGTGTTCTGTCATTGGACGTTCCTGTTTAATTTAAAAGTATCGGCTCTTCGATTCTGACCACAAATAAGGCGCTAGTGATCGCCTGCCCTACCCTGATAACAAACCCCGCTGTAGGTGCTGTCGACGTAATAACCCCGTCGCCTAAAAAATAAGGTGCGCCAGGTGTAAGGCCGTTTAAAACAATTTGCCCGCTGATTTCTGCTCTACCTAAGTTGGTTATCGCCGCATCAGCGGACAGCAGGCCGACGACGTTAAAATTGACAACGTTGTCCGCTAAATAAAATTTGTTATTAATCACACAAACCGGAGCGCCTTTTTGCAGCGTCTCGCCCATCTCCAACTGCAAAGTGTTTGTTGCCGATCCTGTCCCTCCAGATACTCCTTCCGGCCCCTGGATACCCGCCGCAATAACAACTTTAGCCGCCGGCGTTGCTGTAACTGTCGCCGCGGTCTGCGTCGCAATAACAGCCGTTGCGGCCGGGTCGGCGATCACAACATGATTATTGCCGTCGCTGATAATCATCGGGTTGTCTCGTTGTCCGGGGTTAAAGTGCCTTTGATAAATGGATACACCGCCCCGCTTGGGCCGATCAGCTCAATATCAAACGTTGCGCTGGTCCAATCAATCGCGGCCGTTGTTGTCGCCGAGACGTTGACTTGTACGCCGTAAGCGCCGGTTACGTTGACGCCATCTTCCGGTGAGCAATCACCGGTTACGATAGCCAAGCCGCTGTTTTCGGTGGTCAAGTCAAACCCAGACAAGACCGTGGCGGCATTAACCGTTGCCCTGGCTTGCATCCGAGCCGTCCACCCCGTTATGTTGATGACGGAGTAATCGGGTGCCAGGTAATAAAAAATCGGCGCAAAGGTTTTGCCTTTGTCGAATTTGACAACAATACTAGGCGCTCTTAGGTCTAGTGTTTTTGCGGCCATTACGATTCGACAGCTATATGCTGCTTGCCAGTGTCGCAATCTCCACACTGCTTACGCCGACGCTCAAATGCATCTAACTGCTCTTTCATCAGATTGATGGTGTTATGCAGTTTTGACACCTTATCGAGCAAGTCCAGATTAGTTTCGCGGAGCTTCAGATTATCGTTATGGCTCTGCTCAAGCTCTTTTAGCACTCGCCCAAAACTCAACGATATGCGCTCAAGTTCTGCCTGTAGATTAGCGATGATGGCAGTTTGCGCTACGGCTGCCGCTACGCTGGTGTCGTCAACCGCAGTCTTGACTTTTTCGCTGCTTAAAAAGCGCTTAAGCCATAGCGATAAGCCCAAGATGCCTACAACGGAGCCACCAACACCTTCAGGAGTAACACCAGGGATTTCCATTGATCCGCCTTATCATAGTTAAGCGATGGTTGAGTGAAGCAATGACCAAGCCGCCCCGGTCGATACAAACTGCGCAAGGTCATTGGCCGCATCAATGGTCGCAAAAGTTGCGCCGCCGGCAATGGTTTCGCTAGCTGCCGGATCAAGCGTTACAGCCTGAGCATCGGCTGATGTTTTTCGCACAAACAGCTTTGACCCCGGAGGAATGGCGGCCACGCTCGGAAGATTGACTGTTTGGGCGGCGGTATTCGGCGCGAATAAAATCAAGTCGCCGCCGCCAAAATCTCCGACATTGAGCGTTTGCGCACCGGTTGCGGACAACGTTAATGCCCGAGGGCCTTCCTCGTTAAATTCCTCAAGGTCAACCAGTACAGTTGCCGTTGCAGCCAGTTCCGCCTGATCGGCATAACCAACGAAATAGGTGTTGATTGCTGGGGCATTAACCACTTCACCCGCTGCGCCATCCCACCAGAGTTTTTGCCCTTGCGCGACGGCATCACTGGTGTTTTTAGGTAATAAGAAAATGCCTTCTTTTGCAACCGATCCAGTGCCAGTGGTTGCAATATCAACCAAGGCAATGCCCATTTGTTGATTACCGATAGCAACAGGATCGCCGCTTGCAACGGCTGCGCCCGTGTTATTCGCCCAGTCGATTACGTCGCCTGGTTTGATGTAGTTTTTAGCCATGTTGACTATCCTCTAAACTGTAAGTTGATGGTGGCGGCGTCTAATTCGCCATGCCGTCGTTAAGCGCCGGCGTTTTTGTAAGCGCCTTCAAATCCAATCGCCCCGATTGCCGACGGATGCTCTACGCGGTAGCTCAGTCCAGCAGTACTAAAATCTTCTTCCATTGCCAGAATCGGTTCGGATTGACCGTCCAAGAATGCGACCTCGATCACAGGAGCAATTGCCGGATCGGCGAATAAATACCACTCATTGCCGTCAATACGCGGCGTGTCAACGACATCACGCACCATGCCTCTAATTTTGTTGGGACGCTCCAATTTGTTTGCCGCATCAGGATCATATTTAGCATCGATCAGCACCCGCACTTCTTCGGCGTCGTCGATACTGCCTAGCCAGATTGCTGGGCGAATATCTAAAAAGTCCTTATCGCTAAGGTCTTTTTGTTTCATCATTGCGGTTTTTCCTGCGGACAATGATGTAACAGATGGTGCCGCCGCAGTGCCTGCAAGGTTTTTGTGCGTAGCGTGGAATAGGGCAACACCGTCTTTTAGTACGGGATTAGAGGACAGTAGCGCATACACGCGATTTTCAATCGTGCGTTTTGCTGCACGACCCATCATTGACGTGATGTCGTTGATAAAGCCAATGTCGTCATTGATGATAATTTCCGGCGTAATTTTGATGATGCCGCCGCGACGCTTGGCCTGAATTCCCTCCTTTGCGGCGTCTGGAATGGTCATATTTTTGTATTCCCCCGCTTCGTTGACGTCCTCTATATCGCCAATTGATCCGGTGCGCAAACGTAGCCACTCGCGGAAATCAGAGACGGTGCCCTGTTTGCAAAAGCGCGTCCAGGTGTCGGGAGTAATGCCGTAAGCGGTTAACACCATTTTGTGCATGATGTTTTCCAGCAATATCGGTAGGTCGCTGGTGGTTTGTCCGTATGCAGCCGGGCGCATGGTCAAAGCCGCTTTAACCATGCTCATTCTGTCCATGCCCTTAATGCTACGGCCAGATAGCTCAAGACTGGCTTTAGCAATATCTTCAAGCCGATGGGTGCGGAGTTCGTTTTTCGGATCGTGCTTTTCGACACCGCAACGAGCCATAATGGCTTGAGCAGCATCTTTAAAAAACTTTTCACTGCCGGTTTCGCCGGTTTCTATGCGATGGTTGAAATTTGCCGCAGTGGGCGACAAGTCCCTACCCAGCAGCAAGTGCAGTTTTTCAACCGCTGCATGGACGTCGATATTGCTGTCATTGCTGCATTGCGTCATCAGATCGGACACGCCCGCCATTTTCGCAAACGGCTGGAATTTTGCGCTGATGTCGGTGCGGCGTTGGCTGTCTTTGGCTAAAACACGGGCTGTAATTTCGGCTTCGCTGGCTTGCGTAGGCGCTGCTGCTTGTGGTGCGGCGGATTGATTTTCAGTCGCCGCCGGTGCTTCTGGTGCCGTGGATGTTGGCATGGGGTTCTCCTTGGTTGGAGGTTGGGTAAAAATCCCAGCGGCTGCCGGAATGGTTTTAAATCGGTTTAAATTAAATTGTGCAGACACAGGCAAAGCAGCGGTGACAGTGCTAACTAGTCCTTCTGCCTTAGCCTCTGACGCGGTAAACCAGTGGTCGATGCCATCGGTTAGCCAGCCCATCACGGCTTCGACAGTCTTACCGGTTTTATCGACATAGCTGCTGCTCATCGCTGTGGCGTATTTATCCAATACGTCAGCCGCTTCGCGTAGGTCGGCTGCGTTGCCCGATGTCGATGCCCACGGGGCATGGATCATCATCAGTGCGTTGTCGGCCATTTCCACAGTATCACCGGCCATTGCAATCAATGACGCTATACTCACCGCTACGCCGTCAATAGCTACGGTAGTGCTGGCTTTGTGGCGCTTAATGGCGTTGTAAATGGCGATACCGTCTGATACTGAGCCGCCATAGCTGTTGATGCGTACAGTTAGTGTTTCCACATCCAGCGCGGCCAAATCGGTTACAAAGCTCTTGGCGGTAATGGATTCACCCCACCAGCTGTCGCCGATGTCGCCGTAGATATTGATTTCAGCGGCTTTACTGCCCTTGGCTTTGATTTCGTACCATTTAGCCATTTGATATTGCTCCTTGGTTATCGCTGGCGGCGGTATTGACTGCGCCGGGTTGTTTATCGTTGGCTGGATCGGCGGCACTGACTAAGCCTGCCTTTTTAAGTTGCCGCCGCCAACGTGACTCTTGCTCAAGCACATCACGTGGATTTCCACCGCGCTTGCGGATTATTTCAGGCCCGGCTATATAATTTGACCGTTCACCTTCAACGTTGCCTTTGACTTCTTTCAACGGATCAATCCACGGCATAGATGGACCAATAAATAGCGCGTCGATCAGTGATAGCGGGTCTATGTCGGCGGGAACTTTAACCAAGCCGTCCAGGACGGCCATTTTTACAAAAGTTTCCCATACGGGCTGCGCCATGCCGCCGATAAACTCAGAGGTGAGCACTTGGTAGTTCCCCCATCCCTCGACCAACTCTTGGCGCTGGCTGGAGTAGCTGCCGTCGTAGCAACGGGCTACAGTGGAGTAGTTGGCGCCGGTTCCGGCAGCAACAGCACGGAGCTGGCCTTTGCGGAATTCAATCAATTGCGGATTCGGGCGGTTGGTGTCAATCGTGCCGATCTCTTCGCCCATGGCTAAATCGTCGAATACCATGCCGGGGCTGAATCTTAACGATCTTGGCTCACCCGCCTTGTCTGGGTCGTACAGTTCCGGCTGGCCTTTTTTGATGTAGGCGGCCATGGATGCGGCAATCTTGGCGGCGATACGCTCGGATTCTTCGTAGTCTTTAATGTCGTCTAGTCGCGTCATGACCGATGCAAAAACCGACACGCCGCGAAATTGGCTAATGCGCTTACGCAGGCGCAAATGATTGATTAGATCGGCGCTGACCGGCTTTAGGTTGAGCGCAAGCGAGTTGTATACGCTGATGTCGCCGGGATGGTTCAGGTAAAGGTAATAATTGAGTGCCGCGCCCCAAGCGTTTCTCTGTATGCCTTGGACGATCTTTTTAGCAGGATCGTCATAAATAAGTGGGCACATGTCCGCTTCAAGCATTTCCAGGGTAAATTTAACAACGGTGCCGTGATCCAGACGAGGCACGTTGCCGACTAATGATTTTGTCATCACCTCGCCATCACGTACCCAGCTGCGGCATAGCAGGCGCTGAGCGCCTGCCCAGTCGGTGGAAAAGGTACATTCGGGTTTGCGACACCAGTTTTTCCAGAGCCGCAATAATTCATCGGCTAAGTCGTCGTGGATTTCGCCGCCGATGGTGCGTGGCTGCGGTTCTATGCCGATGCCGTTAGCGCCGACGACGTTATTGACCAGTGCGGTTAAAACGCCGTCAGCTAAGTCGTGATTCTCGTCCAGGTAGCGGGCTTGGTTGCGCAGGTTTGCCCCGGCTTGCCTGACCACTCGATCACCGCTGCCGGAATCCCGGCTTTGCTTGCGCAATACGGTGGGTTTGGCGGCTTCATACGCGGCTAAAACCCGGCGAGCATGTGCGCGATTAACTCCTATTTGCGGAGATACTGCGGAAATTACTCCATCAATAGCATCAATTGATTTTGCAATGCCTGCTGATAGCATAGGCTCTGCATTCTTTATTGCGCTTGATAGCGCACTTAAGGCAACAAGAGCAGCTCGCTGAGCGTCGGGAGATAGACCTGAAATAGCTTTATCGGACCAGATCATCAGCTGAAATCCGGGGTTTGGAAGCGCGGCGAGGTTCCGCCTGCGCTGATTCTGGCTTCTGCATTAACACGCTGTTGCCATTCTCTGCGGCCCTGTTGGACTTCGGCGAGATTGGCTCGGGTTAATTGGCGCTCACCAAAGCGCACGATTTGGCCGTCCAGGATGGCGGCTTCGGCGGCGGTGTATTTGGCGAGCATTTCGGTTGATGTAGTCATGGTTAGATTACATCAGTTTGTTTGTGTCAAGTATTCCCAAAACGTGACAATATTTTTTAGGTGGTGTCTATCCGTTCGATTACCTATGCGCTTAGCC